TTTCTGTGGTTGTGGATACCATGAAGGAGCGTTAAGCCAAAGCGGTAAGAATGAGAAAAGCAGAACACTAGGAATTCTGCTCTAAGTCACCATTTTATTTGAAGTTACGTTTCTCACGAGCGTGAGGAACCACTAAGTCATGAAATTGCCGTTTTTTCCACAGAATTGCCGATCAGTAAAAACGAAGATTATTGAACTCGCGAGCATGAGATAAAAATGAAAAGCGAGAACTGTGAAAATCCTTTGTTCTATATACCTTCAAAGGCTATTTAAACGAAATTGATTTAAAGCAGAGTTCGGAAGTCGAGTTCGGAAGTGTTCGGAAGTTTTGAGACAAAAAAAGCCCCCTTTCGGGAGCCATGGAAAATCACTTGAAATTAACGATTAGGATAAGACACTGCATCCTAGCTTAATGATGAAAACCTTTTTTCCTATTGCAGCCCCCCAGTATGGATTCCCATTACCGATAGCGATCGATCTTATCTCTCGCATATGAGTCGGTGCATTCGTTGCATAGCCGTTTCTGAATCTAACGTGTGAATATAGTTTCCCAACAAGTCGTTTTTTCCAATACTCTTTTATATCACGATATTCCTCTGGTTTTTCATCAGAGACGATCATGTCAAACCATTTTTTCTTTATGGTGAGTTCTAGAATCGTTTTCCCCATTATAAGATTCCTTTCTGCTTAAGGTCTTCCCGCAAGTTTTCGATCTCATTCTGCGCTTCTGATTGAACTCGACTGATTCGACATTGCGTCAAATTGATTGCTGAACTTAATAGATTAACATCACTGAACAGTTGGTCAATTTTCCACAAAGACGACTTTATCTGTTGCACGTCCTGTTCGAGTTTAGTAAGCCGATATTCATTCATCTCATCCCCTTTGGCATATTGCAATCTCACGGACTTTCACATAAAGACCCATGAAAACCCTATAAAACACTCGTTCACGACGGTTTGAAATCAGTTTGAACCGATCTGCAACAGCCTTTCCGATATGCCATTTCCCATACCACGCGAAAGGCCCGACGGTATAAACCTTTGGATTAACTATGGCTACGAGGAGCTCCTTTTGTGACCTTCGTTTCTGCATCATTTATGCCCCACAATAATGCTGAATAGAGCAGAAATCGTGAGTGAGAAAGCCACTACAAGTAGCAGCATATAAGTGAACAAGGCTTTTCTTATCCAGTTCGGCATTGATCCTCCATTGTTTTGAGTTTGAGATTGCGGATCCGGGAGTCGAACCCAGAGCGATGGAAAGGAATAAATCATCGCGTCCACATTATCCGCAGGGAGTCCCGCACGGCCCACTCAACCACTAACCAACCTTTGCCGTGCGGGAACTGTTATAGGCGCATTCGTATCCCGATCATCGTGGACAATCGGTATTCACCTAGGTCGGTATATGAGATGATGTTTCCTGACTTGGAAAGTCCCGCAGTCAGTGTCAATGGCCCGAACATCTGGTAGGATGCGTGGGCTGCAAGCACAGGAGACACATGCAATGTCCCTGATACTTGCCCACCGATATCGGCACCAAGTTCAAACCTCTTCTCATCAATAGGCTGCGTAACCTTTGACTTCATTGCTGTCTCGCTGGTTGCCTGTTGCTTCACCATCTTGTCTTGAAGAGACACGACCATTGACTCCAATTCATGGACGCGGGTAATCGAACTCGTGGAATCAATCGATGTTGATGCTGACGTAGATTGAGAACTGGTTGAAGAGCTATCAACTTCTCTTTCTCTAGTCTCACGGCGTTCGGCACCGTTTAAGTCACGGGTTACAGTAGTGACTTTCTCTACAATTCGATGAGAATGCTGTGCGATCAGTACCGAGAGAGAGTCGCGCTGCTGAAGGATTGAGGCTTGCGCGGTTTCTAGCGAATGAGACATCGATACTTTTACAACGCTGTCTTTTGCATGAACGTCTTCAAGCGTTGCCATCTTTTCTGAATAGCTGGATTCCGTCATCTTAACGGTGCGAACCATCTGAATGGAAATAATGATCACGACCGTCAAGATGAGAATGATCCAGTTGCGAGGGTTCTTTGCTTCTGTTTTTAACATGTGGCTCCTTATACCAGCACATAACCGTTTGAGTCGACTTTCCCATTAGCCTTGCGCATAAGAAGTTCGGATGCACGGAAACCCATGGGTCGTTCAAAATGCGGCATGTCCTTGAACTCCTTCCAGTCGCCTCCCCATGCCCATTGATGGCTCTTGAAGATTCTTACGATCTCAATCCAATCCGCAATTCCGTCACCATCGAAGTCCGTGGCCGTATCCCATGAAGCAGTCTCATAGGTTCCGTTACCATCCTTGTCGATAAGCAATACGATATCAACGGCAAGTCCATAGTTGTGGATGCTGAGACCAGCTGGAGAATTCGTGACTTTGGAGCCTGGCTTTGTTCGGCCTTGCGCATAAAGCTCTGCTTGTTCCGCAAAAGTCCGCAACACATAGGCAAAGCGACATATTGCCTTGCCTGTAAGTGCCTGAAGGATCTCGTTGTAAATAGCGAGGAGATCGTCTCTCACCTTTGGATGCGCAAGTGCAATCCTGTCGAGCGTGGCCTTATCTGGAGTCCTAGTCATTGGGAGCCTCTTGTTGTGTTGAAGGTGCTATTGTATTTGCGTCGTCGGCCTTGATTGCCTTGTGTAGCACGCCTGCCCCACCTAAGCCGGTGCCAATCAATGACAGCAACTGCGCAATGTCTGCGGGGATGTGCAGCCTAGGTGCAAGCAGCGTGCCGCATACCAACAAACCCGCACCAATCCATGTCTTCTTCCCATTGATCAGGATCATTAGTTTTTTCATAGCACCACCTGCCATAAAGAGACTCCACCGATCTCGCGGCGCAGGTCGGCAAAGACCTTGCCACGTTGAAAAAGGAGAGATGATCCGGGAACGGATATGCCTGTTTCTTTCCAACCTTCCGCAGTGAGAAGGCGAGTCACAGCATCTATGCTTGCTTCGCCAAAAGCCCGAAGCTGCTGTTGCTTTATCATTTGAACCTCTCTATGATTTTGTCGAAATTGAAGTACACGCAGATATTGATGACTGCCGCTGCGAGTCCATATACCAGTTGGTTTAGTCCGTCCTTGTAATACCCCCAGAAAGCCGCACCAACATTGAGCGCAATCATCATCAGGGCAAACCAGTTCACTTCTGGAGGAGGCTTAGGAAGGAGTCCTGCGGATGCGGCACCATAGATGGCAAGGGCATGGAGTCCGAACGAAATCAGGAACAAGCCAATGACAATGTTCTGGTTTTCCATTTCACATCGCCGAGAAGTTGAGGTTAATGGCCTGCCATTGCTCTGCGCCGCTTTCGGTTTTAGTCTTACGACTGAGTTGCAGATACTGCTTTGTGCCTACGATGCGCTGGCTTTGCCGAATGAGATCCATTGCAGCTTCCCAGAGTGGATCCTTGAAGTCGTACTTAAGTAACCCAATGACCATTGCCCGGTTCACTGCTCCAGCCTTGTCAACGCAGAAGGCTTTCTTCACCACAACGGCAAGCTTTTGAACGTTGATATCGTTGTCGGAATTTTCTGTCCATTTGGCAACGCACTCATTGATCTTGGATTTCGCAAGACCAAGGCGTTGATCGAACTCGATGATGTCATTCACGCGGATCTCGACGCGCAGGTCTCCGCTGAAACTGGTAAGGTTGATGTTGCCCTTACCCTCTCGCTTTGCCTTGAGTTCCTTCTCTTCCCAGTCCAAGTAGGCTTGCAAAGTCTCCATGCACCAGGTCTTTACTGCAAGCATCGCTTCTTCCAGATCGTTGACTTTCTTGTGGATCTTTGCCACGGTCTTGTCGCACATCCGATCTACTTGTTTAATGAACTTTGGCGGGACGGTATCTCCGCGTGGATCGATCCAGTTTCCATTCTCATCTTTCTTAGCCATGATAGGCCTCCATTGTGTTGTGTTGATCTGATTTCTTGAGATGCGTAATCGCAGACATGATTTTTCCCACTTGGGACTTCTCTATCCAGTTTGTCGATACGATGCCGAATTTGTTTTTGATGAAGACAGTAAAGGCGATCTGTTTTTCATGCAGTGTCGGCATGAACGAGCGTTGCACGAATGCAGCCTCAAGCATGCGCAACTGCACTGGTGTCGCGTAGTTGCTGTCTCGATCAGCCAGTTCGGAAAAGCGAGTGGGCTTTTTCTTGTTCACCTCAGTGCGAGGCAATTTGCGCATCAGGGCTGCGCAAAGTGATCGAGCCTGTTCATCAGACAAAGCCTTGCTTGAATCGACACCGAAATTATCGCGTAGCATGTCTCGATACTGCTCGTCAGTCATACGAAGCCGATGAGCCAAGGCATGGATGGTGCGCGTGTATGCTGATGATTGTGGAGTCATCATTACCGTGCCACCGTGATGAGAGATCTTGCTTGTTCGATCACGTCGATGCTCAACGGAATGTTGTTGTTCGTCATCAAACGGACGCACCAACGAACCAGTTTTGACAGGACACGTGCGTTGCGCTTACTTTCTTTTGCCAAGATGGACGCCATCTCAGATGTCAATTCAGGTATTGACTTTGATGCAATCAACTCTACGTCGGGATCAGTGAGTCCATCTATGCGGCAGAAGGCTCCCAGTCGGCTCAGTATCTGCGCGAAGTGCGTCATGTCACCTGTAATGTTCTTCTGCAAGCGAGGTAGGCCTGCTAGGATTACGCCAATGCCTGCCTTGTCATGTAGCCTTCTTATCGATTCCAAAGCCTTGATAGGCAAGTGCTCCGCTTCATCGATGATGATCAGGCGTCCTGAGTCTTCTAGCTTCTCGATTGCACGGGTAATCAGGTCGTGCAGGTTCCCCTTGGTCTCCAAGCCAAGCTTGTCGTTGATTTCTTGGAACAGGATGCGTGCTGTATATCCATCGTCAGCCTCAACCATGATGCAACTCTTATGGTGCTTCATGAATTCCTTGAGGCTTGTGGTCTTTCCAAATCCAGCAGGGCCAATCAGCAAACCAAACTCGCTGTCTCGCAAAACCAGTCCGCAGAACTGCCGGATAGAGCGGAATGCGGAAGTCTCCACCACCATTACCTTAGTTGGTGACTTTTGCGAACGCTCTTTGACGGTTTCCAGATATTCCACGACACGTTCGTTGACCTGCTCTACGCTTCCTTTGTACGTACCATTGAGCCATGTACTTAGGGCTGAGGGACTGATGCCGATTGCCGAGGCCACCTTGTTTTGCGATGTTCCTGTCGCTTCGATGTGGGCATTGATCTTGTCGATGATAGTCAGTTGTTCCATTTGTACTCCTGCGTTGTGTGTTAAGCGTGTCTTGCGTATGGGACTTCATCTTCCCATGTGAATAGGGGTTTCTTTGGCTCACTATCTACGATGAGACCTGTCAGGTCATTTCTGCCTGCCTTGCGGTCTTCCGTGAGCGTGGCCATGTCGTAATCATGCGATGTGACCATGAGGCCACCCGCGGGGATATTGATTTCCGTGCGCCCAAGGGCAGAGCGCAATGACGAGAGCAGCTCATGTGATTCGTCACGGTTTGTTTCGGGCAAAAGCTCCTTGAGCAGCTTGCGCTCACGTGCCTTGCGGGCTTGTCCTTCTGCCACCATCGTTTTCCCAACCACGTCCTCTGGACTTACCAGCGCGTCCACGGCCTGAATCAGTTGGGCTTCGCCTAGCAGTGTGCCATCAGAAGCAAAGGCCTGCGCAACGCGGAGATCCTCGGGATCATAGCGCAGCGTGATCTCGCGACCCTTGTAAACCGGCATGAACTCAGCCCAGTACCAGCAATCCAGCTCGACGAGGCGGAACCCACGATGGTGGATGCGCCCAGACGCCGTGCGGGTGGTGAGCATACGTGCAGTTTCGGGCGTGACCCTGCGCATTGGGTGTTCTGATATCAAAGCGTTCCACAACTGCGCACGTGTCTTGCCTTCGTGGTGCTTGCCTTGGCAGGGCATATTTGCGAACACGTCGAGCAGATAGGTGTCCACCATATCCTTGAACTCGGCGAAGTCGGGATAGATGCCCGCCTTCAGGTTGGCTTTCAGCTTCTCTGGCTTCTCGGCCACCGAGCCACCCTTGTAGCTTGGGAAAAGTTTATCAAAGCTGTTCTTGATCACTAGGAACTGCCGCTCAATGATCTTTGCACGTGCGTTCTTTACCACTGCAAAGTGGATGCGAAAACCCAGTCTGGACGCAAGGCTCTCCGCCCGCTGCTCGTCTTCGCAAATCCTGTGGCCTCGGGTCTGTCCTGAGAAATCCTTGTTGCGGTATTCGCGCCCATTGTCTAGGTACAGGTCATCGGGCAGGCCATATGTCTCAATGCCTCGCCTGATTGCACGTAGTGTGTTGTCCGTGCAGGGGTCTGATGTATGCACATGCCATCCCATTGGAAGGTACGAGCGCATGTCGAGAAAGAGCGTGATGTAGCATGTTGCGGGAGCATCTTGTCCAGGGACTCGCACGAACACGTCCCATGTACGGGTGTCACCGACCCAGCATTGCCCCACAGGCAAGTTCGAGTAGTCGCGTTCAAGGTGGATGCCGTAACGATCCTCGAACGGTTTCTGGCCATAGCGGGCATGGAATATTGTTGCTGGTGCCAACTCTTTCTTGAGCCTGCGCTCGAAGGCGTGGAGGCTTGGGAATGTATTGTCATCAACATCATCACCAGCATCCTTAGCCCTGCCAAGAGCAATCGTGCGGCAGAGCCATGCAGACCGCAGGTCTTGGGTCAGGTAGGCGTCCTTGAAGTAGTCGAACCAGCTATCGAGGACGGTTGACTTCCATGTTGTGGATGTCCGTAGCAACGCATCTCTGCCTTCGCTTCGAACCAACGTCCGCACTCGATAGAGGCTTTTCGCACTCGTTGCCATGTCTGGGTTCACGCGGTTCCAGTTGCGCACCCAACTGCCTAGTTCCGCTGTGCCGACAACACCTGCGGAGCGGCTCAGGATCAGTGACCATTTATCGAAATAATTTTTGATTCGGGTCGGGGCGTTGTCGTAGGCGCGGCGAATGCTTTCGGTGTCTTCAACGACGACGTTCACCTCGGGAATCTCTGGCAGGTTTGCGCGGCTCCACGATTCTTGCGCCGTGGTGGGTAGCGATGATACTAGGATCTCGCTGCGAAGGCCTCCAGGGGCTCCTTTGGCGGGAACTTGGCGTGTCTCGTACTTGTGCAGCGCCATACGGACTGCTCGCTCCGTTATGCCCAGATGCTCGGCGGCCTCTTCGATTGGTATCCAGAGGTCTCTCATGCAGTCCTCCCGCCATGTGGATGTGAGAATGCGATGATGCGGTCAAGGACGGCACTGCGGCAGCTAGTACGTGTACACACAGGAAATCCATTAATTACGCATGATGCCGTGCGGTCTATGCACACAACACACCAGCGACACTTGCTTAGTTGCATTGTCATTGTTGCGGTCCTGTCAATGGTGAAAGGTGGTCTAGGATGCGCATCAGATGTTTGGCCTGTGCTGTCGCATCTTGGAGCGCGTTGTGTCTCATCACTGGCGGGGCGAACGGAATGCTGGGCACAAGGGCACGGAGTGTCCTGTAGCAACGGTTCTGACGAAATGTCCATGGGACAACGCGGTTCCCAATTCGATATGCTTCGGCAAGAAGGACGTTGTCGAAGTCTGATCCATTGCCCCATACTTCAATCTCTGGACCGAGACATGAGATGTAACGCTCAAAAACAGAAAGTGCTTCGCCTATGGGAATCCCTAAGTTGTGGAGCTCAGCCAAGGCATCATAGCTTTGCTGCTCCCACCATTGCACGGTTTCGGGATCTGTCTTTAGGCCGTAGTCCGCTGACGATCTAAGGTCAATCCATTCATAAAAAGAACTGCGAATCTCATTGTCGCCGAACTCGACTGCGCCGATGCAAAGGATCACACTACCTGGTCTAGTGCCAAAGGTCTCAAGGTCAAGCATGATGCGTTTCATTCATCACCTCTCCGTTGATTACTCTTCTGTCTTTTCCGATAGCCATGTCAATGCCTACGATCACAACGATTCCCGGCATCAATGTTCCGAGGTAACATGCGCCACGGCCTCCTTTCTTGTGTTGCCATCCGCATGAACATTTATCCTTTGCTTGTCCATTGCCGCCCCTGGTGCATTCGGAACAGTCAACACATAACCTTTTTGATGAGTCATAAAATGAATGGATCTTCATCGTACATTCTCCCGGATATGCTCGATAGCCTTGCCCGGAGCTGCCGTGTGCCAATCGGACAACTTTCGGTTTTCATTAACGGTCTGCTTCCTCTGAAGCTCGGCTATAATCTCTTCTGGCGTATAGCCACAGCGTATGGCTCCATCAAAGGCCAGGATAATGATGTCTGTCCATTCTTCGATGAGACCTCTAGAATTAATGACCTCGTCCATCTCCTTTTTGATGTGATCCAGAATCCCGTAGGTGCGGTTTCCTAGGCCGAAAGTTTTTTCAGAGAAAAGGATTTGACGATATAGGTGTGAAAGCAAACTGAATTCAGGTGGGTCACTTTCTTTCGGGGTTAGAACTTCAGCGAGTTCTATTAAAAGTGTCTGAGCGTGTGCTTCGACAAGGCTTTGCACCGCCATTCGTACGTTGGCATAATTCTTTTCCATGTTTTTTCTCCTGTTTTGTCAACCATTCTTTTGCTGTTGTGAGTGCATCGATCAGTGCTTGCGCTGACTGCGATGTCGTTAATACTATCGATGTGTGCACGTTGGGCGCTCTCCATCCGTTTTCAATGGGAACAATCCCCAAGGCCATGTCCGAAAGGTCTGCGGGCAAGTAGTTCAGCGTGATTAAATTGACCGCAAACGCAGATAACTCGGTTGCATGGCCGAGTACTATTACCTCATCTCCTGCACCCAAGGCGATAGTGCGGCGCAGACGGGATTCAGTGAGAGTATCAACGAGCATCACTAGCCCCCCGTACTTCTGCAATTAGAGCCTCAAGTTCCATGAGAAATATTCGCTCACGCATTTTATCGCGTGGGGCATGGTTGAATACGAAGACGTTCAGTGCCGAATAGTTCTCATGCGCTACCATCTCATGGCAGGCCCTATTCCAAGTGGGGATTTTCATGCCACCTCCTCGAAGTATTTGCTTACGATGTAGCCCAAGAAGTCTTTCTCAGTCGCGAACTCAATCCCTTCCTTGGATAGACGTGCACGCTCTTCACCAAGTTTTGCCGCGACTGGCTTTTCGAACTCCATCTTGAAGTGGGTTGGGAAAAAGTCGAGCTGCTCATACAGCGCCTTTTCTTTGGCCTTCGCAGCATCTATGATGGCTTGGCCTTCGGGTGATGGGTTCAGCTTGCGGGAATTGTATTTGCCGTTGTGCCGCAGGCTGACCAAAACGACTTCATACACCCAGCGCTCAAACGCCTTGGCCTGCGGCTTCTCTGAATTAGTGATCAAGCGATAAAGGTCGGGCTCGCTGATGAACAGAATCATCTGCTGGCCACCATTGGTACGAATCTTTCTCTTAAGTGTGTATTTGCTGCAATGATTGGCGATGGCATCGGAGCTATTCTGATACCCGAGAATGGAGCATACGTCTGCCGCCTTGAACCAGAACTGACCTGTTGAATCGGTTACGCGGCCTAGTGTCTTGTCTGACCATACCAGTTGGCGATAGTCGTTGACTAACTCGACCTGGACTGGTTCCGGGTAGACAAAATCAGCGGGTAGCTCAAATGACTCGGAATCCCGTTGGGCGGGGTGCAAAGGGTATAGCGTTTCGCTATACCCTTTGGTGGCTACGAGGGCGTTTTTTGAGGGTGTTTTTGTGGTCATCAGGCGGCCTCCTCCTGCATGACTCCGAGATGTTCTAGGATGGGTTTCAGTTGGTTGTTTGTCCGGTCTCCTCGGCTCACTTCCCTTATATACTGGGTTGGATAGACCTTTCCAGCCAGCTTGGAGACCTCCCTTGCTACAGCCTTCCAAGAGATTCTTGTAACTGTGAGTTGTGGATTTTTAATCATAGACTCCTGCGTTTATTATGTTTCATTTGTGGTGGTGGTTAACACCACTACATAACACAATCTAAAACACAGGTAACACATTGTCAAGTGTTATTGAAAAAAATGTTTTATTGAATGATTTAGCGAAAGTCAGGTCATTTGGTATGGAACGCTATGGATCAATGAAGAGTTTTGCCAAAGATCTAGGCATATCTCCTCAAAATTTGAACTCATATTTGAAAGGTGAGAGGCGCTTTGGAGCAAAACAACTGCAACGCTTAAATTCTATAGGCTTTGATTTGGCTCAACTCCAATATTCAAATAAGCATAATGTGTTATCTGATAACACTAATATTGTACAGCAAGTCGCACAATCAATGACTCCTCCGAGTATTTTCCCCGACATAAAACGCGCTTGCCGTTTGATGTCGTGTGAACCTGCAGACATAGCGCGTGGAGTTGGCGCGGATCCTTCTGTAGGGGAGGCATGGGCTGACGGAAATGATCGCCCAACTTATGATCAGCTGGCGAGTCTATATCACCAAGTGCTTGCTTTAGCTTTGCATTGCTGTGGTGAGGCCACTCCTAAAAACCTTTCTGCCTATGAATTGATGCAGGTAAAAGCCGTCCTCGCGCTCCATCAAAAAGAATCCGAGGCTCCGTCTACCGAGACGAATGTGGGATGATCTGGGTTAACTTTTAACCACACTACAAACAGGAGAGGACTCGTTGAAAAATCCAGGGAAAAAACTAGTAGCAAAGCTTGAGCGATTTGATGCCGCAGAACCCATAGCAATGAATAAGTTCGGGGTAGTAAAATACAAGAATAAAGCCGCATTGAAATGGCATGATAAACTCAATCTTTGGGCTTGGCTTTTTGGTCCTCTCTATTACTTCTACCAAGGCCTCTTCGCTAAAGGCATTGCCCTCACTGGATTCATACTCATAATCTATGGAATCATGTGTAGCATTCTGTTGACTTTCGGGATTGATGCATATTCTAAATCAGCACCTGCGACGGGAGCGATCTTCGCTGCATATGCTAATATCGACATTTGGAAATTGCACCGGAATCGGGAAATATTCTGGCCTGCCATTTCCTATTTCAGAGGAGCGCGTAGTGTTGCAATATTGCTCTTTGGCTTTATTGCGTTGTTTCTTTGTGAAATGCAAGTTGAAGCACTCAAAAATAATCGTTCCTTTTCTGAGGAAATGACTGAGACGTTTAAGACAGAGCCTTCGCAGGTTGATTCTACTGCAATGCGAAAATTATTCACTGCCGATATCGATCGGTTGTTTCGTGTCGAAGAACGTGAGAGCGCGGTTATTAACGCCATCGGTGTCGCAAATGAAAAGATCAGCAAAGGACAAGGAGACGTATATGAGACTGTCATCATTGTACGTAACGCTCAAGCATCTATTGACCGTATGATTTCTGGATATCTTCAATACACTCCAAGCAACGAGTTGCCTAGCGACATTCAAGATTCACTTTCGCGAATTGCAAAAGTTATGGCTCAGGGATCTCAACGGCGTAAAGACGGAATGGTTTCATATGAAAAGTTCCTAAATGACCAAAGACCTAGCGACTTAGCGGATATGAATAGCTCATTTGAATCGTATCAGGCTGCCGGAATTCAAGTCGGCTCTATGATTGGCCAATTGAAAACGATTTTGGGAATTAATTAAACAAGAAGACCAAATGAGATCATTCATTTCAGTGTTTAGCCTACTAGCCTGCTTTCTTTTGTTGCAATCATGTGATGACAAAGAACAAGGGAGGCGATCAAATCCCTCAAATGATGTCGGTAACTCATCACCTATAACAACAAATTTCCTTCGCATCCCAACAAGCGATGATAACGATAATGCTAACCGCTTATTGAAAAAATTTCATCTTAAAGTTGACACGATCTATGATTTCTCCAGCTTCCACTCGATCAAGACTAAACTTAAGATCATGGGAGGTGGAGACTACGAGTTTATCAAGTTTTCTGTAGCACATGATTCAACAAGAATGAATGGATTATATGAGGCTGAATTAATTGCTCGCCATCTTCAAACTTATTGGGAAATGATTTACTACAAAGTGATTAATCAAACATGGATTGTTGAGCATTCAGGTAGTTCTGATGGTTCTACTTCATTAATACGAATAATTAAGGTCGCAAAAGGTCGTAACCCTAATTTGAACAAGGAATGATGCAGAGAATCAGGATTTTACTTTGTTTGCAATCGTTATGAAAATCCTTGCGAACCCTTCTGGTGTTTGGTTTCTTGAGTCTGCCTAAATTGGCGTGCATGAAAATCGAATCACCGACCCTGAAAACTCCCATCACCTATTACGGTGGAAAACAACGACTCTGCCGAACCATTCTTGCCATGATCCCGCCACACACGCTGTACGCAGAACCATTCGTTGGTGGCGCGGCTGTGTTCTTCGCAAAGCCTCGCAGCGAAGTCGAAGTCATCAACGACACCAACGGCGAACTGATCAATTTCTATCGGGTCATTCAGCGTGACTTCGTGTCCTTGGAAAAAGAGATCCGCATCAGCCTGCATAGCCGAGAGTTACATGCCGACGCGTCGGCTGTCTACAACCGTCCAAAACTGTTCAGTGAGATCAAGAGGGCGTGGGCTGTGTGGGTTCTGTCCCAAATGTCATTCAGTTCGATCATCGACGGATCTTTTGGCTATGACAAGACGAAAGGTTCAACGAGTCGAAAGATCCGCAATGCTCGGAACAGCTTCAGCGAAGACCTTGCGGTGCGCCTGCAAGATGTGCAAATCGAATGCACCGATGCCTTGCGTATCATTGAAAGCCGCGACACTCAAGAAAGCTTTTTCTATTGCGACCCACCATACTACAATTCCGATTGCGGGCATTATGATGGCTACTCTATAACTGACTTTGAAATGCTGTTGAAGACCCTTTCAAAGGTAAGTGGAAAATTTCTTTTGTCGAGTTATCCATCCGATCTTCTTGCGCAATATGTTGCACAACATGGTTGGCAACAGAAGTCGATTGAGTCGGGAGTGTCGGTGAACAAAGGCGCAGGGAAGGCGAAGCGTAAAACGGAAGTTCTCACGTGGAACTATTCGCTGACGTAAGTTGTCACTTGCATATTGCTTGAGTAACTGTGTATTTTTGTGCAATGCACAAGGCATGGGACGAACTCACACAGGACGATTTGCCGACGGACGATCTCCGCCGCATCGCCAAGAAGCACGGCTTCGAGGTCGCTAAAGACATTTGGAAGCTATGCCGTGGCACATCATTTTCTTTGCCCGTTCGTTTCTCTCGCGACTTCTGCATCCGTTACATTCGCAAGTACTGGGATGGGCATAACGTGATTCACCTTGCCCGCGAGCTAGGCATCACAGACCGGTGCGTCTACAACTACATCAACCATGGCATGCCAGATATTCCCTCGGACAAGAGCCAACTCAGCATGGGTCTGTGATCTCACCTTGTGAGGTGATCGGCGATTGTCTCCATCGCATACGAGATGTCTTCCTGCTGGATTACCATGAACGTCCTTGCGATAATTGTTGATCCTGGATGATGGACACTCCTGCATAAGATGTTCTTTCCGCCTTTCATGAACGCCAAGGCCTTTCCGTTTCTGGCCTTGATTTCATGCGGCTTCGTCTTGCCTCCATTGTTCTGGATCCTCGCATACACGAGGCCAGAACTGACATGCGCAGATGTGGCGCTGCTCTCTGGTGTTATGGATCGCATCAGGAGTCCAGACCTTAGCAGCGTCTTTCCCTTTTCATGTCCGCTGCGTAGTGTTGGAATGTTCTTTACTGGATCCCACTTCCGTTGCCCTCCTCGGATAGATCCCTCTTGGCTGAATCGTCCACCGACGCGAAAATTTTCCTGCACAGAGTTGCGCAGTGCGGTTGCGATCCTGTCCATGGGGCCACTCAGGTTCTTGCCTCTTGCCTCTATTTTTCGGAGGATTACCCTTGCACTGCTATCGTCAACTTCCACATGCATTGCGCAGTGTCCTTGTTAATGGTATATTGGTCATAGCGAGGCTGTTTCTGAGTTAGTGGAGTTAGGCTAGCCACTTAGGGATTACGATCCCTCATGGAAGAGTTTGCCGCCTTCCCAGCGCTTCGCTTCATTTCATCCTTTCCACTGCATAGATCGTTTCTGCGGGTACTTTGGTGGCCGTCCTGAAGTACAGGCATTGCCGGTCGTGCAGAATTCCCAAATCGAACACAATTTTCCAACGCAATCCCTTTCCTCCCATCCGCGCAGATTCATTGAATGGCTCGGAGAAAAACAGGATCCCTCCGTCCTTCTCGATGACCTGAGTATAGCTGGACAACAGGTCGGGCAGGGTCGCGAGCATTTCAGCAGGCATCGCAAGTTCCTTCTCTTCTTTGGTGTCGCGCAAGGCATGGAGCATGTCCTTGTCGCGGGCAAGCAGCAATGGCGTCTCCAGCTGGATCTTTCTTTCACCAGTCTTCATTGCCACAGTCCTTCCGTTGATCTTTGCTGCCGTGGCTTCGTCGAGGATACCAACAGCGACAGTGTCCCCACGTGGAATTTTCAGTGCCTGCTCATTGAGCACGAACTGTGCAAAATCCTTTTTGAATGAACCTTGCATTTGGTGCAGGAAAGCGGTCTTGACCTTTTCCGACGGCAAGGCCATGATCTTGTCGGCCAGCAGCTGCTTGGATCGCCATGCGAAATCACCGGGTGCATAGTCCCATCCAGGATCAGGGTACACGACATCGCTTCCAGTCTTGTAGCCAATGACGGTGAGTTCCTTTCCCTGCACGGTCACAGTCTTGGTTGTGAAGTCATCGGGCGAGCTTTGCTTTACCACATCAGCGACGGGGCGCTTGTAGACGTGCTCGACCAAGCGCTTGTCCATCTCTTCGACATCGCACTGGCAGCCCCATCCGTTACGGGGCTTATGAGAAGCCCAGAACGGATCATCGTAGCGGAACACAAGGTTGTTGAGGTGCTGGTGGTCTTGCCTGCGTGTTGGTCCTTGAGGCAATGCACGGTATCTCCAGTAGGGCATCTCTTCGGCGTGCGCCATCATTTGAAAATGCTTTCCTGCGTCATAGGATGTCTTCATGTTGACGTCGAATATCTGCCTCAACCTGCGGTGCCCTATGTCCACGTCCGCTGTTTGCCCTGTAGCCTTGTTGAGCAGTGTTTGCTTACCCCACCATCCGCGAGCCTGCAGCGTTGGAATGATCGAGTTCGCGAACTGCTGGTAAGGAACTCCCTTAGCCATGGCGTCTTGCATGGCCGCCTTGATGTCCTTCACAAGATCGAGACTTGTCGCCTTCGACACGGTGAATGCGCGGTCATGCGAATGCCGTAGCGTGTCCGACCAGTCCCAGTGTTGCTTGGGGCCACGCACGGCCTTGCTTTGGAAGTAGTCGACTACTTCCTTCGGCGGTTTACCAAATAGCGCGGTGAGGTCAGCGCTTGTGGGTTCTGCGGTCATCGGTCTTGCCTTTCATTTCTGCGAGCAGCATGCATTTCTCGATGGCGTCATTGAACTGAGTGAATGACAGTCCAGGCAATGCCTTGTCGAGCGCCTCCTCGAATTCTGCGTAGGAGCCCTGCTTGGCTGCTAGGTCGATGATTGGCTTTGCGATCTCGTCGATCTGGCCTTGCAGCTCTTCGGGAGCAAAGTCTGTCAGCAGCTTGCGGATATCGTCTTCGCCTGGCCCCTGCGTGGATTCGCCTTCTGCGAACTCAGCGCCTGCGACCTGGCCTTTGGAGTTGTCTACGCTGTCGATGTGGTCTGGGTCGATTCCGTAAGTGTCGACGAAGTATTTGTTCTTGAAGCGGAGTCCCATGCGCCATAGGTTGCCGTCGCGCTGGACTCGCCCCGCCTGCAAGTCCTTGGGCATGACGATGGAGAACCAAGGCAAATTACTTTCGGCAGGTGCGTTGATCTCGTAGATCCACCGTATTAGCTGGTTGACGGTCTGCTCGACCAGGTTGGCATCATCCTGTGCCAAGTCTGCGCGGACATCGTTGTGGACTTCGGTCGCGGAACGTGATCCGTTGGCTCCCTGCTCCGTTGTCAGCGTCTCGCCAAGGATCGCCTTGGACATTTCGGAATCAGCCCAGCGCACAAGTTCGCGGTACAGGTCTCCGCTGCCGCTTTTCCCTGCTGCCTCGATCACTTCGACCGATGCGTTGTCTGGGATGACTCCCACGGCGTCTCGGATCAGCGAGGCCAACTGGCGTGCCAGCTTGTTCTTGTCTTCTTTGGTGGTGCTCGCGGGCACCTTGCCCAAGGCTTTCGCCGATCCCCACTTCTCGCAGAACAGTGCCCAGAACTTGAGGCCTCCCTTCTTGAAGGCGATAGGCCAAAAGCATGCGGACATGAGTGGCAGTCCATAGGGATTCGCAAAACTTCCCTGGTGTTTTGCCACAAGGAACTTGCGTGGCGGGACATCCTCGTACCGTCCCGTCCTGCTGCGAAGCTGTAGCTGGCTTTGGACTCCGAAGGCAAACCATTCTTGCGGCTTGGCCTCGATCTTCACTGGCATGATCCATCCATCCACGAGATCCCACACGACTTCGCTTGCTGAATATCCCATAAACACGGCTTCCAGGAATCCCGCAATGACATCCCTGATCTTGAACGATTCCAGTTGCAAGCGAATCCGTTCCGCATAGGCCGCGTTCGCCTTGCCTTTCTCCACCATCCATGGAGCGGACTTGACCGCAGCAACGCGCTTTGACTTCACCGCAATCAAATGTCCGTCGATCATGTTGCGGTACGTGGCTATGCTTTTCCCTTGTGCCCGCAGGATAGGGTCTGGGTTTGGCAGCATGCCGATGGCGGGCATCCACTCCTGGATCTCACGCGTTGCGATCTCTGGTCCAGTGAGTCCAACCTGATCCTTCGCTTCCGCGAACGTAAGTTCCTCTCCTCCGATCCAGATCCTGTCATTTTGCTGTGCATTCTGCATTGTTATGCTCCGTCATGAGTGGACTTCTTCTGATTTCGCCACAAGGGTGTTTAAACGCGTTCAAAAACGATTATTCCCAGCTTGCCCGCGCTGTTGTCCCTGTCCGCTCTGGAATGGCGTAGAGAGGCCTTTATGGGGGTCGATCATATCCGCCCCCATTCTCCGCCCGGATCTTCGCTTGGCAGGTCTTTCCGGGATGTCTCCCCAAGGTCTCCATCTGTGCGTTCTGGCTCGGTACCTAAAGACACAGCCTCGACTGGTCCAGATGTCTTGTCACAAGCAGCATGCAGGGCAAGAGCCAATCCCCAGAAATGGTCACCGTGGCCGTTCTCGCTTGCGGGCGCATCGTAGCGGGAGTTGTTTGCCGCAGTGATGTACTTGCGGACTGAGTGCAGGCCTTCGGTCTGCATCTGCTGCTCTTTGGGCTCAAGGCCTCGTGGAATGAAGATCTGCCCGTCCTGCGATTCGTTGAGCAGTCCTATCGCGAGCTCTTCCTTCGCGGCAGGTGTGAACGTCACCTCTTCGACGCGGCTCCTGTACTTTTCCTTGCACTCCTCCGCGAGTTGCATGCCGATGCCTGAGTTGTCGATGCATGCCCTGCGCACCTTGGGACAGTCCATGAGCGTATAGAGGACTTCGCGCTGCTTGGAGAACTTGGTCTTCTCCATCACGATCAGCTTGCGGACATATTTTGCGAGTCCTAGTTTCTCGACCACGTAGATGATCGAAAGGTCGCGTTTGCGTGCGACGTCGAATCCCAAATAAAGATCTCCCGTGCAGCTTTCCAAGTCCATGAGCAGCCCATCCCGCTCCATCGCAGCGATGGCTGTGTAGGATAGCATGACGGTCGCTTCGTCCTGCGGGTTGCACATGTATTCCTGTTGCCATGTCGCCTCGTCCAGGCAGCCCGCACGCTCTTCCGCAAGCCACGCCTTGCGCTCTGCCCTCGTGGTCTTGTGACCCACGATAAGATCAACGAGTCCCTGCGCCACAGCGTCCAGGATGGTCACGCGGTGGTGAGACCATGTTGCGATCTTCTTTGACAGTCCGATTAGTCGGTTGAAGACGCTCTTGACTCCGTTGTGGGTCGATAGGATTCGTATCGAGAATCCCCACATGGCAGCAGGCTTTGCCGCAGCCCACATCTTTGCGGCTTGCTCGTGCCATGCAGCCTCGTCCCAGACGATCTTGCCACCCTTGCTACGGAATGCTTTTGGATTGGAGCTGAGCAGGTAAATCTTCGAGCCGTTCAGGAACTCGATCAGCTTGACCTTGATCCCCTTGTCCTCGTCTGCAACAACGAAGTCGGTGCTGTTCTTTATCTCGTCATCGTCAAGCTCGCGCAACGCATATGCGATGCCGTTCAACTTGTGGATCCACGCCTCGATGTAATCCCCATATTCAAGGGATGCGGTCATGTCGGCGCTGCTGAAAAACACCTTTAGGCCAGGCTGGTCAAGGCAATCAAGCACATCCTCGAATGCTTGCACATAGGTGCCACCGATACGGCGGCTCTTCTCCAGAATCTTGACACGGCTCTTGTCACGCAGATACTTGATCTGCCATGGCAGGAACATCTCGTCAATCCTTGGGAGTGGAGCGCTCACAGGCCTAGTATCTCCCTGATCTTGCTTGCAAGTTGCTTGCTTTTTTCTTCGGGGCTCAGATCCGTCTTTGTTTTCTCTGGTGCCTGCTGTTCGTACTTGAGGCTTCTCTGCGCCGATTCGATGAGCCTTGAAAGGGCATAGAAACGCTCCATGTCCACTTCGGTGCCTTGCTCAATATCGACCTGCATCTTGCGAAGCAAGACCTTTGCAGTCTCGATCAGGTCGGTGTGCAGTTTGCCAGAGCTAGTGACGGACGACCGCTTCGTCTCCCACTCAAACTCGCGTGACCAGTTGTAGACTGTCTTGTAGGACAGGGAAAGGCGCAGCGCAATGTCCTTGAGGGTCATCTGCTGGATGACGTAGAGCTCTTCGGCGTGTTTCGCGTGCGTGTCTTTCTTTGTCATCAGCGCTCCCGCTGCGCATGGCAGCAAGCGCTGATTGTTTCCAGAGCCGTTTTCTGGTCGGTTGTATATTTGTCGAACAATTGCTGCCAACGTTTCGAGTCTTCGGCTTGCATATGTTCCCACTTGGAGTTTTCGCCGCTGTAGTAGACAAGCAGGATGATCACAAGGACTGTTGAAATCCCGAGCTGCTTGAATGTTTCTTTCCAAAAGTCGCTCACATTGCCTCGCTGTGATGTTGGCTGATCCTCAACCCAAAAAGTTATTCGTTGCCCGCTGAAGCAGGGACTGAACGGATCGGGAGCGCCTTCCCTAGGTGCGACCTAACTTGTTGGCATGAGCAAGAAAGACAAAGCCCCCAAGTCAGTCACTCCCCGCAACAAGCGTGTGCAGATCCTGCGCACAGGAACCTTCAAAGACATGTCGGGAACGGAAGTCACGTTTTCCGAAGCAGACCTTGACCGCATCACAGCCAAGATCAACAAGCAAGTTGAAGGGGGCTTCGAGCCACCCATCTGCAAGGGACACCCTAAGCATGACGACCCTCGCTTCGGGTCTGTCCAAGGAGCAGTCAAAGAAGGCAACAATGCTTATGTGATCGTGGACGAGCTGAGCCCGACTTTTGCCGAGGCTTGCCAAAGAGGCGAGTACAAATACTGTTCCCCTGCATTATATGCCGACGGATCGCTGCGCCATCTTGGTGTGCTTGGTGCAATGAACCCAGCCATCAAGGGCATGGATCCCGTCGCATTCGGCGAGGGCATGTTCGCCGAAATGGACAAGGCCAACGGCACCGATGGAATCATGGTGTTCATGGAGCCAATGGACTGGCAGTCATTATTTGGCAACGCCTTGCAGCGCCTGGTTTGGAAGCTGCAGTCCGTGGGCGATCTGCTGCGTAGCCAGCGCAATGTGATGATCGAAGAAAAAGGCCTTGATGTGGCCGACAAGATTTTGCCTGAAAGTTCCGTGTCGAGTGTCGAACAAGCGAACGATGTCCTGAAAGATTACGCATTCACCGAGGGTGACGATTCAATTGTGGATCCCCCAGCTGCTCCCAATCCCCAGCCGTCCAAGGACGACGCGGAGAAGGAGCAGCTTCGGAGAGATCTTGCGGATGCGCAGAAGAAACTGAAAGAAACGGAATCGGCTGCGGAACAACGCGCCTTCGGCGAGAAGATGGACAAGCTAGCATCCGAGGGGCGAATCACTCCCGCATCACGCACGAACCTTGAGAAGATTCATTCCGCTTTACTCGCGCTTCCGCTCGATGGAGAAGGTTTGTTCGGCGAAGGTACCGACAAAAAGAAGCCGAATGAAATTCTTGACCCGCTGCTTAATTCGTTGCCTGTCATCGTTGCGTTCGGAGAACATGCCCATGGATCTGGCCCCACGTCGGATGATCCTGTCAAGGTTGCCGCGCAGATCACGGCTCACATCGCCGAACAGCAGTCGAAAGGCCGCGCATTGACTTTTGCCGAGGCATCAAGCGAAGTTTCACAAATCAACAGGAGAACCTGACATGTCCAAATACGGACTCATCCGACCATATACCGCAGAAGCCAAGGTCTTGCGCCACCGCTTCGTCAAGTATGGCGTAGGTAACAGAACAGCCGTGACGGCCACAGCCGCAAGCGACGCCATCATGGGTGTCTCAAGTGAGCTCGACATTGACACCACAGGAGCACTGGATATCGCCAAGACTGGCGAGACTTCGCTCGTTATTGGCGGGACAGTCACGAAAGGTGATTTCCTGACCAGCGACTCTGCTGGAGCTGGTATCAAGGCTGTGTCTGGAAACCGCTACGGAGCAATGGCCGAAGAAAGCGGCGTCACTGGCGACCAGATCGATGTCACCCTTTGCTTCGGCAAACTTCCTTAAGGAGCACTCATGAAGAAATATCTCAGCATCATCCTGCGCGTGGGTCTTTGTGCCCTCTGCCTGCTAGTCCTCGGTTCCTACATGGGAATCACCCCGTTGCACCTGTCGGTACCAGGCACCATGAGTGCCATGGCGATTATGGTGGGCTTTGACTACGCGGTGACTCCTGAGCAGTCAGGCATGGTCATCGCATATAAGAACGCAGACCTTATTGCAGACTTGGTCATGCCTCGATGTAATCCATTCAAGTCTACGAAACGAACCTTCAACTATTTTGAACGCAACCTCAAAGCAGGATTTACGGTACCGGATACAGCTGTCAGCCGCAAGGGCCGTCCAAATTCCGTGGACTTTGACGGTGTAATGCACGAAGCAACCTGCAAGCCCGAAGGCCTTGAACATTCGATATCAAAGGATGACATCCAGGAAGCTGATAATGGCAATGAGCTGATTACGCAGGAAATGCAGGCTATGATCGACCTAGTTCTTCTTGCCCGCGAAGTCCGTGTGGCCTCAATGGTTCAGAGCGCAAACAACTACGATGCGACATGCGTCAGGGCGCTCTCTGGATCCGACCTGTTCAGCGATCCATCCAGCAACGCACTGAACATCATCATGAAACAGCTTGACTTGCCCCTCGTTCGCCCCACCGTCCTTGGCATGAGCCAGTCGGTATGGACTGGATTGCGGCAGAACCCAACAATTGTGAAGGCGACAAACAGGAACTCGGGAGACGCCGGAGCTGCAGCACGCCAAGCTGTTGCGGAAATTTTGGAAGTGGACGAGATCCTTGTCGGTAAGTCCCGCGTCAATGTCGCCAACCGTGGGCAGGATCCAAATTTGGCGACCTGCTGGGGTAATTTCCTCTGGGGTCATTACCGCAACAAGAACGCAACCCTCAAGAACGATGTCACCTGGGGCTTGACTGCGCAAAGCGGCACTCGCTATACCAGCGTGAATGAGGACACCGAAATTGGTCTCGAAGGCGGCTATCGCATCGTGGTCGGCGAATATGTCAAGGAGCTCGTGCTCGGCAAGTCCGCAGGCTTCTTGCTTCAGAACGTTGTAGCGTCGTAAGGAGCTGTGATGGATTTGAAGCAGAAATACCACGTGAAAGGGAACCTATCGCATGACCACAAGCAGTATGCGCCAGGCGACCAGGTATCGTTGACGGATGCGCAGGCCAAAGGCCTGCTGTCCCTCAGGATCATTGAACTGGTGGAAGGTGTGAAGGCTCCTGCCCCGACTCTGCCACCAGAGGGTCTTCTGCTTGATCCCCCCGTGACTGGCAACACGAATGATACACCCAACGCGGATGCCAATACTGGCAACGCAGACGGTGCGGACAAGGAATAAGCATGTACTGTACTCTTGATGACATCAAAGGTCTGTTGCCGGAAGCGCGGCTGATCGAGCTCACCGATGACCTGTCTCCGAATCCAAACGGGACGATCAACACTGCCATCGTTGACGCGGCTATCAAGAGTGCAACTACTGATATTGACGGATATGTGGGACACCGCTATGCACTCCCTCTGAAAGTCACGCCCGACCTGTTGCAGCAGATCGCCGTGGATCTCGCGATCTATGGGCTCTACCGTCGACGAAACGAGCTGGATATTTCGGATGGCATGCAGATGACCTACAAGAACGCCATGGCTAAACTCAAGGGTATTTCTGATGGTAGCGTTTCCATTGGACTCGACCCTGCGGATGCAGGAAAAGATTTTGGCTTGGACACGGTTTTTGAAGAGCAGCGCCCGTTGTTCTCCATGGAGGCTTTTGCAGGATGGTGAGCGCAGAACAAATTGAGAACGCACTAGTCGAATTGTTCACAAAGGACAACAAGTTCCAACTTGTCGAAGTGGGAGCTCGTCCAGATGCGTTGAAGATACCAGGCATCAACTGGGCTGTGACTGCCGGAGCCTTTACGTTCCCAGGCAAGGCGCTGTGCCAACAGACATTTACGATCCTTGGGCTTGTGACCGTCAAGAACGTGGCGAAGGAAAGCGAACGCAGGAAAGTCATACATCCTGTCGTGCTTTATGTGATCCAGAAGACATTTCTTGAAACCATTGGCCTTGACATCGATCCTATCCGTCCTGTGAGATGGCAGGAGACGACAAGTTCGGAGGACATGAGTTCGGCACTGATGGTGGTAGAGATTCGCCTTGAATGCAAGGCGTGGATCTCGAAGATGCCAAAGACAGAACAAGAAGAACTTTTGGTGGGAATCGATGCGGGCTATGCGCTGCAACCTGAATCGGGTTCCGACGATGTGATCGACAACCTTGAACTAGGTGGATGATATGCGGATCAGTGTGCATTGCAAGACAGGACAGACCGTGCCCATGGAGGGTGGCGGTTGGATCGGGGAAGAGCCGGTCGAAGTGGAACTGACACATTATGTCCGCACCTTGCTTGCGGATGGATCGCTTGTACGGGCTGAGGAAGCCCCTAAAGGAGAAGACGCGCAATGATTGAGACCAAGACACTTCCTTCGGGAATGCTTAAGCCTGGAGTCTACGGAGAACTGAATACTTCGACAGGCGCAAACGCCTTGCCCGCCAACATCCAGCCATTGTTGCTGATTGGCCAACGCACAAGCGCCGGTGTCCAGTCGGCATTAAAGCCCTTGCAAATTTTTGGCGCTGGCGAAGCCGCTGCGGCGTTCGGTACAGGCTCGGTAGCCCATCGCATGGCGCTCTCTGCCTTCAAGGTGAGCACCTCGGTGCCTGTATTCCTTGTTGCCGTGGATGATGCCGCCTCGTCTGCTGCTGCCACGGCTGTACTTACGTTGACAGGGACATCGACTGCTGCTGGGTCTATTGTCGCATTCTTCGGCAACGATCGTCTGGAGCTTGGAGTTGCTGCTGGAGTCTCTCCGGGAGCAACGGTCACGGCCTTGGTTGCCGCAGTCAATGCCGCAACTTATTTGCCAATAACCGCAGAGACCACAACGGATGGTGTCGCGAAGTTTACCTTCAAGAACAAGGGCACCGTCGGAAACCAATTGACGTTGAACGTATCATGCAGTGCGGCTGGTATGTCGCTCTCCTCGCAACGGATCGACTTTGCCGGTGGCACGGTAGATCCTGATCTGCAGCCTGCGCTCGACAAGGTCTTTGCTGGATCGTATGTGGTCTATGCCCATTATTTGCAGGATGCCTTGTCCTGTGGCCTGCTCAAGGCCCATGTCGATACGATCTCTGGATCAATCGAGCAACGTCCTGCACGTGCGGTGGTGGGAACCAACAGCACCGTATTTTCCAACGCAACGACATTGTCTGCAACGCTGAACGACGAACGTGACCATATCGCCTATGCGCGTGGATGCCGCAAGCCAGGCTATGAACTCGCTGCGGCAACGGCTGCAAGCCTTGCCGAAGAGACAGACCCTGCCGTGCCATTGGATGGAAAGGTGGTACCTGGCATTGATGTGCCCGACACCGTTTATCTGTTCTCGCGTTCCGAGCAGGAAGCCTTGCTTTCGGCTGGCGTGACGCCGCTTGAACCAGTTGGCTCCGACATGACCATCGTTCGCATGGTGACCACGCGCACAAAAACGGCGGGTACCACTGACTTGACGCTGCTCGATACAGGCACGATCGCCTGCATGGACTACGTCAGGCTTTCTTGCAATACGCGCATTAAGCTCGTCTTTGGACGTGCAACGCTGGATGACAGAACCCCTGCGCTGGTGGTTATTCAAGCCGTGGATGTCCTTTACCGCTTACAGGATCTGCGGATCGTACAGCAGGTGGACAAGTACAAGGCTTATGTCACTTGCGATTTCGATGCAAATGCAAAGGGACGCCTGCGCCTGCGTATTCCTTCGCCAATCGTTTACGGTCTTCACCAGATTTTCGAATTGTTCGACCTCATTCTTGTTTAAGGAGATGATCCATGAGTACTGATGCAATTTTGACTCTTACGCTTGATATTGACAAGACATCGATCGATGATTTTAAGAGCATCGAGGAGCACGAGGTCGAGTATGGCAAGGTCGTCGAGTACATGAACAAGACGGGCTATGCTGGAAAGACTCCGCGCTTTGGATTCACGCTTGAATACGTCGTGCCAAAAACTGGAGCCTTCAACTTCTCTTCATTGAGATACAAGGATGCTGTAGTAACGCTCACGTATGATGGAGGAAGTACTACCGTGTATCGAGGCGTGCGATTGCTCAAGCGCGGAGCGAAAAAGCTTGATGGAGACAATGCTGTCGTTATCCCATATGAATTTTTCGCAACAGCAATGGATCCTGAAGTATGAACATCATTGACCGAATCAAGGCGGGGTGCCGGAACAACGTGGTTGTGCGTTGGCCTGGTACCGATAGCGAAATCACGCTGCGCGTATTGTCCAAGGCAGAACTGCATGAGGCGACCTTTGCTGCGCATCACCGGTTTGTGTATTCAAAGGTGTCCGTGGAAGCTCACACAATCGAGACGTTCAAGGATGAGGAGACGGTGCAGATTCTGTATCGCGCTTTATCTGGTGTCGGCGATGAGACTGGTAAGCCGCTTGCGGCAAGTGTGGACAAGTTCCGCGCAAACGTTAGCTCCGAAGAGATTTCTGAGCTGGCGCAACGCTATGAGCAGCTGCAAGACGAGTGCTCGCCTTCGATGGAGGCCATGTCGGACGAACAGTTCGACGCCTTCTTGAATGATCTCAAAAAAAAACCAGAGCCAATAATTTCCTCCGTTTCCAGTATCGACTTTGCGAGAAGGCTTCTGCGTTCTTTGGTTGCACCGCCAGAGAGTTGACTGACGCACAATGGTTGTTGGTGCTCGCCCTTGAGGCCGAGCGGGAAAACGCTGCGCCACCAGGCAAAGGCAGAAAACAGCTGATCGGAAAATACAGGAACCAGTAGACCATGGCAGATGAAGTCAAAATCGGATTGTCGGTAGACCCAAAGGGCGTAGCCCAGGGTACTTCGGCTGCCGAAAAATCATTGACCAAGCTGGAAGGCAAGTCGCGTGATGCCAATGTCCGTTGGGTCAAGGCTTCACAGGCTGCTGGGTCTGCGACGAAAAAGCTTGCGGATGATGTCGGCGTGGCCAAGAAGGCTACGGAGGGACTCGGAGACTCGGGTCTGGACTCATTCCGCAAGTTCCAGCACGGAGCCGACCAGGCTGCCAACGCCACCAAGCGCATCAACACAGAATCAAGGAAGATCGGCAAGAGGGGATCCTTCATTGAGCAGGCGGCGCCCAAGGCGCTTAACAGCGTCACAAGCCTTGTGGCGGGCGGAAGTATTCTGCTTGCAGCCAAGCAGTCCATGGACTTCAATGCACAGTTGACTATGATGGGTGTCAATGCCCGTGATGCGCAAGGCAAGCTGAACGGCAAGGACTTTGCACCAGAGCTCGCAGCCATGCGGCAAGAGATCATGGGCGTAGCGCAGCAGATGGGGCAGTCGCCTAACCAGTTGCTCGAAGCCATGAATGCGATCGTGGAGCGCACGGGAGACCTTCCCCTTGCTAGGCAAGAACTCAAGCTGATGGCCGATACCGCTATGGCAACAGGATCGGACTTGGGAGATGTCGGAGCCCTTGTCAGTAATCTTGGCGAGAAGGCGAATGTCAGCGCAGGTGACATGAGGAAGGCGCTTGAGATCCTTGTTGCGCAAGGAAAGACAGGTGCTTTTACGATGAAGCAACTCGCAACGGAAGGTGAAGAATTATTTGCCGTATTTCCTCAGTTCCAAAAGAAGGGTGAGGCGGGTCTTCGCAGCTTTGGTGCCTTTATCCAGATGGCCATGGTCGGTACAGGCAAGGCTCCCGAGGCCGCAACGGCTATCAAGGCTCTCGCGGCAGACCTTGCCGATGTGACTGTGCTACAGGAAAAAATGAAGAAGGCTGGTATCCATGGTGTCAAGTTCTTTGATCGCAAAGGCGTCAAGCGATCTACGGAAGACATTGTCAAGGATATGATCATTGCCGCCAAAGGCAGTGCAGACAAGTTGAGTGTTGCCTTTACGGAAAGTTCGCGTAGTGCGGTTCTACCGATTGCGAAAGACTACGCGGATGGTAAAGGCTTTGCGCGATTTGAATCGTTCAAACAATCTGATGGCAAGGGAATCATAAACGATGATGCAAAGACGAACTTGCAGGAAGCCAATGCCCAGTTGGACATCTTTATGCAGAAGGTGCGTGGCTTTGCCGACGAGAAACTAAAGAGCCCGCTGGAGTACTTCAAGGCAGACATGACGTTCATCAATGAGCACGCCGAAGGCACAAAGCGGGCGTTCGAGGTTATAGGCATTGGCGTCGGGGCTTTGGCATTGCAAGTCGGAGCCCTCAAGATTAAAGAGTTTAACAATTGGATGAAAGAGGCCATGTCTGCGGGCAAGAATACGACAACAGGTGCCGATGGGAAACAGAAATCGTTTGCGCTAGGCGGGGTGCAACAGGTGTTCATCACGAACTGGCCAGCCGGTGGTGCTGGTGGTGGACCGTCATACTATGACGACACTCCTTCAGCAAAGCCAAAACCCGCAGGCGGTTCAGAGCCTTCCGTAAAGCCAAGGGGACGTATTGGTCGAGTGCTCGATGGAATCAAAAGTAGGATTGGAACGACACGAATGGGACGCGCCTTTTCATCTGTTGCAAAAGTTGGTTCCAAAGGACTTCCAGCGATCAAGAGTCTTGCAAAGAGTGGTCTCGGTACCGGGCTTATTCTCGGCGCAGGAGATATGGCCTTGAATGGTGGATTTACTGGTGAAAATGTAGCAGGAATGCTTGGGGGAACTATTGGTGGGCTTGCTGGTATTGCTGGTGGTGGCGGCCTTGCCTCCCTTCCGTTTGGTATTGCAGGAGGCATTGCGGGAGATAAGGCTGGCCGTTGGATCTACAACGATTTCTTTGCGAACAATTCCGCAGGATCAAACAAGTTCCGGCCAGAGGTATGGAACCCTGATTATGCCTCAGCGAAGGAGACTCCTACTCCCACGCCCATGATGAACATGGAATTGAATGTCAGCTTTGACAAGGATGGGCGTGCCACCACAACAGTGACTGGAAAGGATGCGGGCAACGTGAACCTGCGTCCCTCGCTCACGCCGGCATGGGGGGCTCGATGAGCGATGGCAGATTGCAATGCAAGGTTGACCACATGGTGGTTGACCTGCTCGATGTCTCCGACCAGTTCAAGGCCGCCATTGCCAAGCATTCATACGTGGGCAAGAATGGTGCCGAGCTTGAATGGCTTGGCATGGAAGCCAACGAATATCGTTACCGAGCAAGCTTCGCTGGCGACCAGTTTGAATTGTATCCACGCTTTTTGCAAAAGTGCTCAACAGGCAAGCTGCTACAAGTAATCCACCCTATCTACGGTGCCTTAGATGGCCTTGTCGAAGACGTATCCGTCAAGCACGACGACTGCACCGACAAGGTCGATGTCGACTTTACGTTCATTCAAGACGGCCTTGACAAGACGTTGCGCTTCCGAGCAGATGCCAAGGATGTGATCATTGCGCAGGCTCAGGCGTTAGTGAATTCTCAGTATAAGCAGCTGGCAGAAGTGTTCTACCCAAATAATCCTCCATCTCCCAACCTGACTGATCCAGACTGGTTCGACAAGCTGTCTGGCTTGAGCAATAAGGTACTCAGTGTCGTGAGCGACATCAAGTCAGCGCTTGGCCGCATTGATGCCGCTATCGCTGCCGTAGGGGCTCCCATCAGTGCCCTTGCAGGCGCGATCACTTTTGTGGAAGACTTGCCCGGAGCACTGATCGACAAGGTGACCCAGCTCGTCGATGTAGCGACTCTGATCCCTACTGCGCTTGACCGCGACCCTACGATTGACGTAAGTGCAGCACTCGACACCCTGCGCAACCATATCGATACATTCACTGGCACCTCTGCAGATGTCCCTGTGAAGTCCATGGCTGCTTTGCAATCGTTGCGCCTTGTCAGCACCATGATGGACACGGACTTGGACACGTTGCGTACCATGCAGGCCTACGAAGCCGCTGACTCATTCGACGGCGAAGGCAACTGGGTTGGCCAGTCATCGTCAGCACCGCGCCTGCCTGCCACAGCAGACCAGGTCGGGCGTCTGGTTGTTGCTGCCCGAACCTTGACCCAAGAGGCTATCGCAGTCGTTGACGATCCAAGCCCACTGCTCATCGCATCGCTTGCGTTGCAACGCCAATACCGTGACCGCCTTGTCGAATTCGAGAACATCAAGGAGATCGAGGTCGCTGACCCGATTCCTCTGCATCTTCTTTGCCTACAGCTTGGACTTCCGTACAACACCGCAGAACGCCTTATGCTGATCAACGACATCCGTAATCCGTCCTTTGTGCAGGGCAAGGTAAGGGTCTATGCTTGACCAGGACACGATCATGCTCAAGGTCAATGGGTTCGAGATGACGAACTTTGTCAAGGCAACAACCACATCGGATCTATACGATCCTGTGGGCTCATTTCAGTTCACGCTTGGCTACAGGCCAAAAGCAAAGGAAGGCGACCGTTGCGAAATCTATGTCAACGGCCAGCTCGAACTCACGGGCATCGTCGACCTGGTCGATGACTCGTGGGACAAGAAGAACCATGGCTACGTCGTTTCTGGTCGCACGCTTGTGGGCATCCTTGCCGACAGCTTCCTGACTTCGTTTTCCGCACCTCCCAATTCTCTCAAGGCCATGGTGCAGAAGTTCCTCGCCGATGTCCCCTACCTGAAGACGTGCGCGGTTGAATACCACAAGGACTGCTCGATATCTGTGCCATACCATGGCCTTGAAATTGGAGCAACGTACTTCAGCGTGTTTAACGAGTATGCGCTTTCTAGAGGGCTCATATTTTGGGCAAAACCTGATGGCACCCTTGTGTTCGGAAAGGCCAAGGATGCAGGCGTGCCGATGTTTGTGGTTGATACCTCTACCGCAGAGAAAGGGCGCTTGACTAAGGATATCTCCAAGCTTTTTTCCGAAGTCATTGTCATCAGCGACAGCGGATACGAAACGAAGAAGGTTGTGCTCAAGAACCCGAACGTGCCGTTCCGCAAGCCGTTTGTGGCATCCTACAACGCCGAAGGCGGGTCAATCACCAAGCAGGCGAACATGCTCATGCACCAGCAGAAGCTTGCCGCCTACCAGATTGAATATACGGTGCCAGGATTTTCGCAGTCTGGCAAGAACTGGCGTGTGAATGAATTGGCAAAGGTCGATGATGAGGAAACGGGTGCGACAGGGAGCTTCCTGATTCATCGTCGTGTCTTTGACAAGGATCGCACAACGGGATCCACCACGAAAATTTCTCTGGGTCTCAAGGTAATTGAAGAGCCGTTCAAAGCCGTTTCAAGGAAGGGTAAATGAACTTTTTCCGTGCAGTAGTGGAGACGGTGAAGGATGCCAGTACTGGACTTCGGACTGTCGTTGCGATTGGAAGCGGAGTCCGTGAGATCACGGATCGCCCCATGATGCAGCAACGTGGTTTTATTTCCATACCCAAGAAAGGCGACCAGGTTCTATTCCTCAAGGACTCAGGCTTGGTCATCGCGATTGCATCGGACAGCGAAGATCGTCCAACGGGTAAAGAGGCTGAGTCTATCGTCTACTCCACGAAAGACTGCTTCATTCGCGTAATGCCTGACGGCTCAGTGCACGTGAAGGCGAACAAGATTGTTTTTGGTGATGATGATTCGATGTTACCGACTTCGGGTGTCGTTACAGGAGAATGCCTTGATCCTGTAACGGGATTGCCTTTCCCTGACATAAGTTCAATCGTGTTTGCGAAGAAGGTATCCACATGAGCCTCAGTGACGACCGCATAACGCAGGCAGCCTTGCAAAACTTGAGGGATATAGGCTTAAGACCTGAAGCCGTACCGCTTGGGAAAACAGGTAAGTCGGTTCTTGAACATATCGTATCTGCAATCTCCAAGGCTATAGTGCAGGAGATCATTTCCCATGCAGAGGTCTCGACAGGCCTGACCAAAGGCCTTGCAGCGTGGATTGGAGATGCATCGGTAGTGCCGGTTCCAATGGACGGAGGTGCAGCTATTAAAGGGCTTCTTGCCACCCTTGCAGCGGACAAGTCTTTTGACAAGGCCACAGGGGGCATCGCATGATCTACACGGGCACCTTTGACCTTGCAGGATCCACAGTTTCTATCCAAGACAAGATCTGGAATTCTTTGCATATCCGTAAAGGCTCGTGGTTCCAACGGCCAGATTTCGGTAGCGAACTACACCTCCTGTCGCGAGAAAAACAGTCACCCGACGTCCTGAAAACAGCCGAAGGCATGGTTCGCGCTGCGCTCAAGTGGCTCACTGATTCTGACAAGCTTACCGACCTCACCATATCGACCAGCTTCCCATCCAATGGCAAGTTGCTTATCCAGATCCAGGGCACTTCAAGTGGCGAGTCCGTTTCGATGAACTACTTCGTCCCTGTCAAAGGAGCTTAACACAATGGCCACTTACCGCAGCTACGACGAACTGTTCAATGGCATCTTGACCAGCTACAGCAACGCCGCAAAAGTTGAAACAATTAACGTTGGCGATGATCTGTATATCCGTGCGACAGGGCTTGCTGTTGCGATCTGGGGGCTTTACAAGGAAGCCCTATGGGTAGAGAACCAGATATTCGAGGATTCCGCAAGCAAAGCAAACATCGCAAGGCATGCCGCGTCATACAGCCTATTTCTGCGGGACGCAGAATCATACGATTCCCTGCTCACCCGCCTGCAAGCTCGCAAGCGCCGACCTCCAGCTGGAGGAAACAAGTACGACTTTCAGACCTGGGCGCTCGCAGTCTCATTGAACGGAGAACGAGTGGATCGTGCAGTTTGTGTTCCAAATGGGAAAGGCATTGGGACTATCCTGGTGCTTGTCTATAATTCTGATTCCTCGCAGCCTTCTGACGCGTTGATCGTAGCAATACGGACTGCGTTGATGGATCAGGCTCCTGTGTCTCCTCGTGAATTTTATGTGGAGCGTCCCACGGAATTACTGGTCGACGTGTCGATCAAAATGACCAATGGAGATGTATCCACAGCACGCACCAATATCATTTCGTATGGCGAGAGTTTTTCCCCTGGCCAGACGCTGAAGACGTCGTTCCTTTCCGTCTTCTGCATCCAAGCGGGAGCGGATGATGTTGAAATTTTGTCTCCCTCAGCTAATGTTGTTCCTGGTGCCTATGACAAGATCACCATTAACTCGGTGGTGTTTTCATGAGTGTCGGCCATCTTAATGTTTTGCGCTCAGTATGCCCCATTGATGCAAATGCTCTGGAGTCTGTTGACGCACAATATCTTGATGAAGTCCGCGTTGTTTTAGACAAAACCTTTGCAGATATTTTTCCCGACAGCACAACCAAGCTTGATCGCTTCGAGAGTCTTCTTGGATTAAGCAGTACTGGATCGATCTCTGATCGTATTACACGAGTAACGGTACGTCTTGCGGCCACAGGAGGCCTCAGTGCTCCGTATTTCATCTCGTTGGCCAAGCAGCTTGGATATGCCGTTGAAATTCCCTTGCAGCCAAAGCCATTCCGTATGGGCATGTCTAAAGTCGGGGAATGTGTTTATGACCCGCTCGGAATCAATGGTCCATGGTATTGGACTGTGCTAGTACCATCTACTGGAACTGATTCATCAATAGAAATTTTGAAAAACCTATTTGAGGAACTTGCTCCTCCTTTCACAAAAATTAACTGGAGATCGGCAGACTCGTCTACACTACTTCGCTTAGATGAGGCAGAAGTCTCGATGCTTTGCATTGATGGTAGTGATGGTAAAAGTAACGCATTCCAACTTCATCCAATTTTTGATGATGCCAAAACACATCCATGCCAATGGTCAAGCTCTGATGCTACGAAGGCAACAGTGTCGAGCACTGGCGTAGTTACTGGCGTGGCCGCAGGAAGTGTGACGATCACTTGTACTCATCTA